ACCTAGTCGGGTTGCGAGCATTTGGAGCACCATCACCAAACGGCCCGGTTCCTGCGCCCGAAGTGGTTCCGCCGATGCTCATGTTAACGATCTGCGCGAGGCATCCCCAACGCTCGATCGCGTCTTTCAGATACCAGTGCGGGCCCACACGAACATGCGCCCCGACGCCACCATCTCCATCATAGCGCGGGATGGCAGCAAGGGTGTCAGACGCATAGTTGAAGTACCCGATCACATCGCGGTTGTTTCCGTTCGGTGTATAGTAGTCCGACGTCACGCCGTTGCTGATGGCATAACGACTATCGCCGTAGGGGATGAGGTTGATCGGAAGTCCGCGGCGAAGGGAGCGCATGGTTTTCGGAAGGGCAAGACGGTTCCGCCTGAAATGCGCTTCAGCCGCACCCTCCCTGCCAATCCTCACATACCCGCGGTAATCCGACGTTTTGATAAACTCGACCCCACCAGAATGAACGCGAAGATAGCCGACGCGCTGAAACCCGGTGTTAGGCGGGAGGTATTCGTTGTGGTCAAGTTCACGTTCGACACCTGTTCCTGTCGCCACCAATCCTGTGTTGGGGAACATCGAAACAACATCGTATCGGGTTTTCGTTGGACCGCTGACCTTCGGGACAGCAATAAAGTGAGTTGCGCTCTCCACAAAGCCCCGTGGTTGCGGGTGGATATCGATTGCCGTTGCCGGGAGATAGTATGCCCAAAGGTTGGGGTCGGCGCCCTGCTCGAAAGCAAACGGATTGGGATTGGCAATCATGGAGACCCTTGACGGGTCCTGATCCGTCAGGTCCACACCGCTTGCACCGGCACCTTCCGTATAGACTGTCTCGAGCAAGGCACCGCTGACCAGGGTTGTGGAAATGAACCCGCCAGCCCCTGGGGTCGCATCATTCGATGCCCCGCCGCGTTTCCAAGCAGGATCGCTCGGCAATGGATCTCTGCCCGCGATTTTACCTATCCCGACATACTGACCGGAGGCATTACGGGCATAGATTTGGTGGAAATAGATGTTGTCGGTCGTGAAAGGCTCGATACCCTTCACGATAGGAAGTCGGACGACCTGGGGGTTAACAAAAAGGCTCGGATCTCCCATGACATCGGCAACTTTGTACCACGTCAGCGGCTGGATAATCGCATCGTCTGGCAGCATCGAGGGCCAGGCGAATTCGCTGTTACCGGGCACGCCGTTGCCTACGGACAACGCGCGTTTTACAATTCTCATTCCAATCTCAACGGGAAATCCCGGAGCCTGAAAGAACAGCTTTGTTACATAAGCCGATGGGTTTTGAACCATCTTCGGGGGATTGAAGGGCTGAACCCATGTGATGAAGTCGGGCGAATAGACCTGATCCCCGAAGAACAACTGCTTTGCAGATGCGCCGGTCACATACCGATCACGCACCCCGCGCTGGCCGGCTATGTCTTGGATTTTATTATCGAGGCGCCCAATCTCAACGCCGGCCGGGTCAGCGGCCATAATGCTTTTAATGGCTTTCCGAACCGAAGGTACGAATCCCCCGTCAACTGAAATATCATCCGCGTCTGAGCCGTTGATGATCCGATGAAACCGGTCTTCATCGGTTTTAAAGCGCGGAATAGCCTGCTTAAGCGGTAGTTCTACCATTGCTTCACCTTATCCGAACACATAGTTTCGTGAGGGCATCGTCACGTTAATTTCAACATACAGTTGATTTTCAAGTGAAGGGAATTCGCTTAGCGCGATGCCGTTGTTGACGAGCGCCATCTCATCATCAGTGAGCCCCGGCACAGAAGCTTGCTTGACGTAGACGAAATTGGTCATCGCGTTGAGCTTGCGGATATCCACATCGAACGAAAAGTCCTGCCAGTCGTCAGTCTTGAAGTCGATTTGCGAAGCAGGCTTCAGACGGACATACGGGAAGAAGTAGCTGACGGACGGACCGAAAGGGTTCTTCGAGATGTAACGGAGCGCGCCGACAACCTCTTTCGGACTTTCAACTAAGTCCGGGGAAGCGGACTGACGCCATTGGAAGGTCACGGAAAGCGTATCGCCATCAGCGATGTTGACCGCTTCGTCCATGACGTAGAAGCGACCTTCAACTCGATCTACGATCAGGTTGGTCAGCACATTGAGCGCACTACCGTTTCGCGTGAAGACGATATCCGGTTCAACGTGACGGACACCGAACGGCTCGACGCTGGTGCCAAGCTGATACCAGCGCCCTTTACGAACCTGGATGCTCTCACTGATTGTGCCAACCGCTATCTGACCTGTCTTGCCAAGCTCAGAGCCGAACCAGAGCGCAAGGTTATCCATGGACACGTTGTCGGTGGTGATGTCCGCGGTGTGAACCTCGCGGGTCACAAGACTGTCGATCTGAATCTGTTGACCACCATAGGAGGTGAAACGTTCCACTTCCTCGACCGTGCGCGACACAGTGAAGCCGGGAGTGTTGCCAAGGTAAAGCTCACCTTCGCCCTTCATAGTTCCCGCAGCAAAACGGTCGAAGTAGAGTTCACCTCGACTGATCACCAGTGTGGCGTTGGTCGTGGTTGTCACAGGGCGCGACCCTCACGGTAAGCCTCGACGAACTTGCGGATTACGCGTGAGCCGAAATAGATCGCAGCGCCCCCTGCCCCGATGCCGATCAGCCACGGGCCTAAGCCCACGATGGTGGCAGTGAGCGTCTGCAGGCTGGTCAGGCGTTCGTTCAAGCTGTCGAGGCTGTCTATGCCACCGCCAATGGCTGATCCGCCGACGAGGATAGCGCCAGCCTTTTTGAGCCAGTCGCCCGTCTGCACGATCGGCTCAGCCTTTAGGTCTTTGGCGGTGGCATCCTGACGCGAACTTGCCATCTCACGCATCGGCGCCTTGATGAGTTGAGCCAGAAGATCGTCAGTGATCTCGCCGGTCAGCGGAAGATCGTTGTCGGCCTGGAAAGCTAGGATCGCATTGCGAGTTCGCTTTCCGAACTTGTTGTCGGACTCGCCGACCTCCGGATATCCCTTGTCCCACAGAAGATCTTGAACCTGCTCGACGAGCTTTTCGTTCTTGGGGGCAGGCTTATTTGCTTTGACGATTTCAAGGATGACCTTTTCACCCGCAGATGTGTCAAGCGAAGAAACGGGCTTGATGACAGACGTGAAGATCGTCTTCGCTTTGGTGAGATAGGTCTGAGCTTCCTTCAGTCCATTCGTACCGCCATTGATCTTCCTGCGAACAGCAGTCAGGTCATCCCTGTCAGCGAGTTCGTTGCAGCCACGGTTGCGCCATTCACGCACCGCCGTCTGAAAAGCGGTAACAGGATCACGCAGAGCCTCCGGATTAGCCTCGAAGCCCATCTTGCGATAGTTCTCGCGACCAGTCGTTTGCATCATGCCGCCGCCGCGATACAGCCAGCCGTCATCGGCTTCGACGTTGCCAAGGTTTTTCTTCCCCCAGGCACCGCCGTAAACCGTGTTGGCGATCCCCTTCTGGTCGGCTTTACGCTTGCCGGATCGGCCGAGCCGGTTTGCATCAGATTCGCTGATCCGATGGCGACCAAAGGTGGAAAGAAGGTCGACCACCGTGTAGTTGAGGCTTTCTTCAACCGCCTTCAGACCGCCCGTTTCAGTAGCGATTTGGGCCAGGAAGTGGGACACGCGAAGGGGAGTTACGATATTCCCCTCAAGCTCGGCGTAGTCCCAATTTTTTACGATAGCATCAACCAAGGTCGCCTTGGCGCTCGGGCAGAGTTTCTTGACCTGTGCGGTGGTAACCACGGCAAGCTCCTGTGAAGTTTGATCACTATTACCACAAACGGTTGATTTATCCACATCAAAGTGAGCGGGACATTTGGAAGCGATACCGTTGGAAGGACGTCAGTCCATCGCGCACCGCCTCAAGCTCGACGAACATGGCGCCAGTCACCGTGTTGTCCGCAGCACTGAACAACTTGAAGTTATCTGCGATGCCGGTAACGGTGCGGATCAGGGCGTTGCTCGAACTGTAGAAACGGAGCGTGTAGGTCGTGCCTGGTTCGGGGCCAACGTTCCCATCCCAATGCCCTACAATCTGGTCAGCCTGGATCTTGCGGTCACGGTGCGTCCAGTCGATGCGGAAGTTCGGGCCGGCAGCCACGTTGTTGAAGGCGGGGTTCCCGTCTACGGATACCGCACCAGGCGCATAGGGGCGTCCCTGTCTACCAACCACGGTCACTGTATCGACCGGAGCCAACACCTCACTGAGTGTGTCAGAAGAACTGTTGGTCAGTAGTTTCACATCGACAACATCGCTGGTCACGTACTCGCGAGAGTCGGTCCCTACGCTGTCACTCAAGAATGTTATGAGAGCGTTGTCGGCATGGATAGCCGGAACAGTATCCACACAGCCTCGCTGCACATCGAAGCTGCCGGACACCCCATTTTCGTCTAGAGTGATTGCGGTGACTTCTAAAATCTCATCGTCGATCTGGATGAGGTCACCCACGTCCATGAGACCCAGGTCAGTGGCACCGTCGAAAACGACACTGCCGTTATAGTGACCGAGAGCTCCGTTGCAGAGCGCACCAGAGGCAAAGGACTCACTGCCGCGGATTGCAAAGGCTTCGGTCCCGGCTCGCGATGCGATCGAGTAGTTCAACAACCCCTGTGTGGGCCGCACGCCCACTGTCACGATAGCCGATGCGTTCACGTCAAGAATAGCAAGATCCGCTGGCGTCAGGCGACCTACGATTTCCTGGTAGGTCGCCTCGCGCACGACGCGACTTACCACGGCTTGCGGATCAGAAACGGGCGGCACCCACGCTGCGTCTTCGGGAGTAATGAAGGCAGTTGCAGATAGACCGAATACGTCAAGTGCGGCTTCAACCGTAATAGCACCATCAGTCAGTGTGCCGTCGTCCACCTTGCCAGCGCGCAGTACCAGGTTCTCGATCCCCATGTCCGGATCTGAGATACGGAAGACGGAGCCAGGGCGGATACGCCATGCGCGGCGGTCGAGCTTAACCGTGTAGCGGTTGGTGCTGGCCGAGACAGCGCGCAAATCGCGTTGAGCCACGCGAGACGCAAGTGACAGAATGGGAATACCGTCATAGGTGTTGGTCTTGGAACTGGTGCCTTCATTAGACTGGATGACCGCGAGATTCTGCGCACGGACTTCCTGCGTTTCATTCAGCAAAATATCCTTGTACTTGACGATCACCTCGCTGATTGCGTCAGCCTGCGTGGCAGCTTCCGACTGGTCAACAGAAAGCAAGCCGGATGTGCGATCAAACAGTGGTAAGTCTTCGGGGTTGTAGTTGTCGCGGATCAGGTCGAGATCAAGCAAACCGGTTTCCCGGTTGACGTAAAGCGTTCCACCAATGTGATCGAGAACTTCTTGAATGAAACTCTGCAACGAGTCTTGTCTCGACCACTTCATGCAAAGCCCAAAGCCTTCATCGTAGAGCGTTTGCGCGACGGCCAGCCAAGTCGTCGCTCCTATGCGCGAGCGCGCATAGCCCCTACCCCATGCTCGGTTGGTCACACACTCATAGAGGATGTGGGCGGGGTTCATCGCCTTGATCTTGTTATTCGCCAGCCAGATGGTGGCGAGCGTCGGTTGCCAAACTGGACCATCCCATCCGGCCGTGGTGCGCCGCAGACGAAAACGCCACTCCTTCGGGTACGGGTTGAGTGCGCAGATCATGCCGTCGAATACGACCGTTGCAACGCCGCGGAAATCCGGAACATCGCCGCCGAGCAGGTTCTTGAACCAAGCCGGATAGACTTGTGAGATGCTTCCCATAAACGCAGATAGGGAGCCCTGAATACCGCCTTCGGCATTCTCCCCACCGAACAGCTTCGGCGCCTCAATAGAGGTCACGCGATTGCCGGTGATTGTGGTGTCGTAACGTACGGTCTTGCCTTCTAGAACCGGCCACGCGGACTTGTCACCGGCTTTGATCTGCACAATCTCATCGACAGGGCCACGGCACAGACCGTACTGCAGGGTCATGAAGTATCGATAGCCAATGGTTTGCGAACTACCTCCTTTACTCATACCCTGCCTCCCGTCGAGCTTGGATTACCGCTCTCATTGCCAATGGATCACCTGTGGCTTCGATTTTCTCTGCTGCGATTCCTGACTCCAGGAAGCTATTCCAACTAAAACCTTGCCTCGCAAACCACTCGCGAGTTCCACCGGCACATAGTTTCGCGGATCTAAAATGACGCATGAAGACTGTTATGCTCTCGGTCATATGCACCCCTCACTCATCATCATTTCTTGCTGGTTTCTGACTTGATTGCCGACGTTCTCAGGTTCCCATACCAGAGGATGAACTGATCCTCTGTCCACACGTCGCCGAACACGACCGACTGCGGCGTACCTTCCTCGAACTGCGGGAAGTCGAAATCCTCCAGCGATGCGGGCTTCTGTGGCTCTGTCTTCGGCGTGGTCAAAACCTGGATCGCGTAAGAGGCGATCAGAAGACCGATTCCCCACAGAAAGTTGATAAACGCGTAGACCGGCTTGATCTGACCAGACGCAATCATCTCCACAGTAATGGTCTTGATATCGCTCATCAGAACACCGGATCGCCTTGGAACGGTGACTTTCCCGGCATGTGAGGGAAACCGCCGAAATTCGCCAAATTGTTGAATTTGTTTTTACAGTCAGCGCGGGTTCGAGAGCAACCGGGATATGCCGTGATGAGATCACCTACATCAAGCCCGGTGGTCACGCCGAAAACCGTCATCTTCTTACCGCTATGGATCTCGATGCCACGGCGCTCGATTGCGCCAGGGAAACGCGGCCACTCGAAAAAACCGTTTGAGAACCATCCTGATGGGAACGATAAAAGGTCTGAGGATACAACCGCGTTGCCTTCCACCGCATCGATCTCGAACGTAACCCCGAATTCCGTTTTGTCGGCTCGGCAGCTTATATCGTAGAGTGCGTGCGGGCATTGACGCCCCCAACTGAGGCGAAGACCGTTTCGATCAAAGCCGGCAGTCAGCATCTTGCACGAAATCTCAACAGCCAATGTGTTGATCTGCTTGCAACTCACGACGTAACCGATCCATACGATAGGCGCATCAGTTTCGCCGCGATGCATACGGCGTAGCGTCAACCACACTTTCTCGCTTGGCGGCTGGCCGTTGAGCATGATCGCGACAGGTTCGTGTTTCGGCAGCGTAACAGTCATCTCATCGCTGGATGCGTCACCGGACTGCGTGACACCGGAATCATTGATCGGAACTGCTGTATAGGACGTAGCACCGAGCAAGGTATCTTCTTCATCCGATGAGTAGCGCCACGTCGCTGTGCCGAATTTGAACTCGTAGAGAGCAATCGGTTGGCCGGAGGCATTTGAGCGTTCGACAACATCATAGCTCATATTAGAATCCTGGTTTCTCAATGCGGAGGTTGGGCGCCGACTTGAATGTGGCCGCGCAACGAGAGACGCCTTCGGTATCCGTCACATGCACGATTTCCAGGCGGTCCTGATCCAGTCGCGAAAGGCGTATGAAGCTGATCCGCAGAACATCAGCGGCTTTCAGACCCATCGGGAAAGGCTGGTCAACTCCGATGATCTCTCGATCGTCACCAAGGATCGTGTTGCCGACGATACGGCGGTAAGCTCGCGTTCCGTCCGTGAAGCAGATCGCGATATGCTGGTGACCGGTTTGCAGACCGCCCGATAAGGTAAAGCCGAAATTCTCAACGGTGATATACTGGTCGCCTACCGGCGTGTCGGCCGAGATCTGCATGTCATCAGTGAACGAAGGCAGCCACAACGCAGTCGCACGCCCTCGAAAAGCGAACAACATCTCCTTGAACTGCGCGTAACTAGCGCGACCGTTGATAACCCAACTGTGTTTCTGCGTGTGGAACGGGATTGTCGCCACATCGAAAAAAATTGGAATGCCGGTCTGGTTGTCGATGTTGTCGACCATTCGGACGAAGCTGAAGTCAACACCGCCCCCCTCGTCAGGCGCCAAAGCAATGACGTTCGCACCATCGTAGATATCGAGAGACGTTAGTAGCTCACCGGGAGTTTGTGTCGTCACGTCATCGTTCACTTCCATGATGCGGAAGCTCGTGGTGAACGTCATGGCTCGGTCAGTGACCTTGCGCAACGTGGGCTGATCATCCAATCGCGCCTTGCGGCAAGGATGGATCTTCGAGAATGCGGGCCACGTCTTACCCAATGGGCCGGTGAGCGTCACGCCGTTCGGCGATACTACCTCGACTTCCGCAAGCTCGTACTGCCGCGCTTTGATGCCACCGATGAAGATCACGTCACCAGCACGCATTCCGCCGTTGTTGGCGTTCGGGCATGGGATGAAGTCTGAGCCCACGACTACGGCAGCCGTCGAGCGGTAGGACTCGTGCCACTGAGGGAGATAGAAGTTCCGACTGCCATGCGCTTCGAGGAACTGCCGCAAGACCTGGTTGTCGTTGTCACCAACGGCGCTGGTGAACTCTATCGTTTTGCGGGGATACAGGCGAAGCGACCGGCGCTGCTCGGCTCCCTTCGGAGAAGTCAGGATATCGGTCAGCCACTCCAAGGCTTCGGTGTACGTTCCAGACCAGTTCGGCTCGAAGGGCCAGACAGGTAGAGTTTCAATTGCCATGAAAAAGGCCGATCACCAGAGTTGTGTAATCTGTATAATCGACCTTTTGTTGATATTCAACTCAGCAAGCTACGCAACTTGCCCTTATTGCGGCCGAGCACGCTCA